GAAATAGTATATCATGGTTTAGCTTGGGAGCAATATGGATATTTAAGTTCAAAAGACATGATTGGTCAGAATACTCCTCCTACCTTGAAGATGTTGTGCATGCGTGAATTGTCATGGGCTAATCTAGCATTTACTGGAGATAAGGATGGTTGTTACAGTGTTCATACTGTTTCTAATCTTTATCCGAAGAAATTACCTATGATGCTAGAAAGGTTTGACAAACCTACGCGTTACATAACCTCGAACATTAAATCCACCGAGTACTTATGGCCTGGAGCCTTAGATATGTTGTATTATGCTATGGGTACGCGGAAAATGTTTACTACTCAAGTTTGGGACTTTGATGAAGCGCGTGACCATGCAGTTGAAGCTGTTCGTAAAGATACGGCTGCTGGTTTGCGGAATGGATCAAAGTCTGAGGAAACTATTGGAGGAGTTAGATTTGTTGCTAGTGCTACCGGTAAGAAGATGGAGCAGTTACCTTATGCTATTGGAGAGGTTAATAAGACTCGTGAGGAGCTTATTAGGAATCCTAAGTACGTGCCACAGGATGCTGCTGCGTCGGTAGCTCTTAAGGATGAATCTTTTAATAAGTGGGGGATGTCATCAGTAGATAGGTTCATGTTGAAATGGAAATTACGTCCGTTTTATATTTTGTCATTATTTCAATATTTGATGGCGGCAATGCTTCTCAAGTATCGACAGGTTATAGAACGAGGACGTGTTATTAAAGTTGGAATCAACTTTTGGTTTGGGGGTGCATTTGCCTTAGCCATGAGTGTTGGTTTTGATGATCCTGATGTAGTGTTTGAAGATGGTGATTTTAAGCATTTAGACGCTACTATCCATATGATCTTATTAATGTTGTATGTTACACAAGCTACTGTTTATTTTAATTGGAAAGGTATGACTGGTCAGAATGTTATGTTGTTGAAAGCATTTTTTCGAATTTGTGCTGAGCGACTATCAATTAAAGTTACACATACATTTAGTACTATATGGACAGTAATTTATGGTGGCATGCCTTCTGGAGCTTATGAAACTTCGCATGGTGATTCATGGATTGTTGCATTTTTGTACTTTTTGTATGTTCGCCAGGTTATGGAACGACATCCTGAACGTGTTTCCCAGATTAGAGAATTGTATCGATTGTATCGTTGTGGTATTATTGTGTATGGAGATGACCATGTTCTTTATACACATAAAGACGTTCATGATATAATTAATGAGACTGGTTTTGCAAAATTTGTAACTGAGTTTTGGGGGATGAAGATAAGGGATATTCATCGTGCTAATTTTCTCACTGTACCTAATAAGTA